CCTTTAGGTTTACCTTTTGAGGAAACGATGGAGGCCACTCGTGTAGAGACTATTGAAACTATGCAGGCTTTATCTTCTGAAAATATCAAATCAGTAGTAGTAAGCGTGGGTAGCGGTACAATATACGCTGGAATCTTCAGGGGATTACATGATTTAGGTGTCCCCGTAACTTTATATGGTATCTTAACTCGTAGTAGCAATCTGAAAAGAAAGCGAATGTCTATTCAAAACAAGGCTGGTATATTTGAATTCGGATTATCGGACAGCCCTGTAAAAATGAAACTGATAGACAAAGGTTGGGAGTACACTCAGCGGAGCTATCAGGAATGTCCTTTCCCATGTCATCCATACTACGATCTGAAGGCTTGGGAATGGTTAGTAAAAATACAGTATATTCCAGAGCGAATTTTGTTTTGGAATATAGGAAAATAATGTTTAAATTTATAGAAAATGTCAGGCACGGTTAAACACTTTACTTATGAAGAACTCATAAAGATTTGGAAGATAAATAATTATGAGGAGAACTACATTCTAAAACCAAATTTACCTTATAGCAAGGGGTGTATTATTCTAGACAGGAAAACCGGAAAAATAATTCGTGAATTTGATAAGAATTATGATCTTTTCAAAGCGTTAATGGAAGGGTACATTCCTGGACAACCTTGGAAGATTAAAGGTCTGTTTGGAGAGGAAACTACTCAATCTACTGGATTGAGAGCTGATATAGCAGTAGATATGTGCATAGACTATGTAAAAGCGTTATTGTTAATGTTACCTACTATGATTGGAGAAGAATTACCGAAAGACTGGGAGAGCAAATTATATGAAAAACGTAAGAAATTAAGAGGATGAACTATTGGGAATTGAGAAAAATCATAGCAAGAGCTGTGGGAGGAATGTCTCATCAGTTGAAGGCCACATTCCGTAAGGAGGATCAGGTTAGAGAGAAAGGACGAAAACGGAATTACAGCCAATTCAATTTAGTCCATAACGAATGGCGTAAACAGGAACGTTTGTTAAATACGGAGGAAATAAATTCATTTCTTGAAATCTCCGTTAGGGCATCTGCCTGTCCCATGCCTTTCAATATGGACATCTGGGATGGGTTAGTTTGTCCGTTTGCTTGTTCGTATTGTTACGCCAATGCCTTTAGGGCTTCATTATACACGGCCTTCTTTGATAACAGTAAAACGATGGGATTCCGCCATTGCAATCCTACGTATTACAAGGAAGAGATGGATAAAATGGCGAAGTATCGGGCTATGTCTTTTGATGAGAAGAGGAATTTAACAGGTATCAATAAAGCTTTTGCTTTAGAGATTCCAGTTCGTATGGGAATCCGCTTTGAAGATTTTCTCAAGAAGGAAGGACGGGAGCATATCAGTTTAGAGATGCTTCAATACCTAAAAGATATTTCATATCCGGTAATGATAAACAGTAAGGCGGCACTTCCGGCTGAAGATGAATACTTGAGAGCTTTAGCTGACAATAAGGCTGGGACGGCTATTCACATTACTCTTATATCTAGTAGTGATGAAGTGTTAAAGAAACTGGAACCAGGTGCTCCTACATATTCAGAAAGAATACAAGCTATGAGTGAATTATCTGCTGCAGGAGTTCGTGTAGTGGCTCGTATTGAACCTTATTTGTTCTTACTTACGGACGATCCTGATGAGGTTGAAAAGTACATGGAAGATGTATGGAACGCCGGAGTGCGACATATTACTTTTGATACCTACTCTTATACTGCCCAAAATCAAGGAATACGTCAAAGTTTTATAAATGTAGGATACGACTTTGACCGCATTTTCTTAGCAGGATGTGATAGTCAACCACTGGGTTCTCTACTACTAGGCAAGTTTATGGACTTATTCCGGGAAAGAGGATTCAGTTGTAGTACGTTCGATATGGGGAACGTTCCAACTAATGATCAGTCTGTTTGTTGTGAAGTCGGGGATTGGTTTAAGGGAGGCTTCAGTTACGGATGTACTGTAATGGCTGCTAGATTTGTAAAGGAGCGGATTGGATTGAAAACCAGTTGGAAGGATTATGTACAGTGGGTGGAGGAACATGGGGGATTCCTTACTGAAGACCTCAAGGAGGAAGTAAAAAGACTTTGGAATCTGGAAGGTAATGTTGCCTACAGTCATCGCTGGGCAGCAGGATTAACCGCAGTAGGACTGGATGAAGATGGAACTATTTGGACATACGTAAAAGGTGAAGATTATAGGGAGAAACTTTTAAATGAAATTATATGAACATAGCTAAAGAACCTAATGGAAAAGTGGTAGAGGAAATATTTGCTCTTGCCCAAATTATGGATCAGAATGGAGGTCTTCGAAATTCCGTATATGCGGATGGAAAGGAGATTTACATTCTCAATTACGACCATACCGTACTAGTACGGTTCAGATTAAAACCTAAAGAGCCAACATTTACTCAACCAATCTCCTTCAGAGCGAGTGACTATGAAGGCTCTGAATTTGAAGAAGTAGATGGTAAAATCATTTTTAAAACTAAAAAGGCCGGGCACGTACGGAACAAAAGTTGTGGAAGGGCGGAATACTCTCCTGAAGAGGTCCGTCAAATGTTCAATAATCTTGTTACTACCGCTCCTGAAATGGTAAAGGGGATAATGTTGAATCAAGCCATAATGAGCTTATTGGATGCAGATTTGAGTCATGTTGAGTTTTCGGGAGAAAAAGGAGGTTCTTACACCATCGTCCAACGCAATATCTATTCAGGAGGAGTTATAACAGTCACACAGGAATTGGAAAGATTTGGAACTTTGGAGTTGGAAGAAGGCTTCGGTCCAGTGGGAATAAAAACAAATGACTTGGCGAGTCTATTTCAATTTGAAGACGATCTTAAGTTTGAATTCTCAGGTCGTGAAACAGAAGGCTCTTTCATAATTGTCCGGAGTTTCAATCGGGAAAAGAAAGATATGGTAGCCCTAATAGCAGGGTGTTTATATGATGAAATAATTAAAATAAGGGAGGTACAAAACAATGGGAGGCAAGAGCAGAAAGTCAGGAGGCGTAAGCAGGCAGCTGATAGCTCACATTAAGAGCGGACGGCTACCTCAGAGTAAAAACAAGAAGAAAGAACAAGTTCCAGATGACAAAAACAAACGCAGAACTTTACTTGACGAGGGCGAGTGAGTTAAAAGTAGAACCAAACTTCTTTATGAGTCTTGCTTACATTCGATTGAGTAATTTAAGAGGGCGAGTTAAAGACGGGTGGGTATGGATACAGGATAAGAACTGGTGTGTATTTCCTCCTTTACCTTTAGGAGATTCAAACATAGATTATAGTGCGAGTCGTATCTGGGCTTTGTTTGGGGATTCCGGTTCAAGTATCAGTTCTGATTACAAGTTTTTGGATTGGCAGTATATTTTCTGTCCTCATAATTTCACTGCGATGACAGGAGGTTATTGGGAAACGTTTCGCAAGAACGTGCGTAAATGGCCTTCTCGAAATATCGGGTGGACTTATAGTGAAAAAAGTCCAACATTGAAAGAAGCAGGAGAGCTAATTGGAGAATGGTTAGAGATTCGTAAACAGTCGGTGGAGGATGCCGAGTTCCTAGCCAGATTTGCCATTTTTGCACAGTTCTCCGGTATAGAAAGGAAATTTTTGTATAATAGTACAGGGCAGTTAATAGGAATTAACGCCTGGGACGAAAACTGGAAATACATAAATTATCGGGTTTGTATAGTAAAACCTGGAGAGGACTTTCTAGATGAATTTATGCGGTATCTTTTCTTCACAGATGAGGATATACTACAACGAGAAAAACTTGTAAATGATGGAGGTACGCTAGGAAATTTAGGATTGGAAAGATTTAAAGATAAAATGAATCCTATTTCAAAAGTTAAAATTTATTCATATATAAGAACATCATGAAAATCAATCGAAAAGAACTGTTAGACACTTTGAGTATTGTAAGTCCCGGAGTATCTAATAAAGAAATGGCGATCGAACAGGCAACCACGTTTGCCTTTTTGAAAGACCGAGTAGTAACGTACAACGACGAAATCAGTATTTCACATCCTATTGAAGGGATGGAAGGACTGGAAGGAGCTATTGAGGCTAAAATCTTATACCCTTTACTGGAGAGGATAAAAGAGGAAACAATAGAACTTACCCGGAATAAAAATTCCGAGATCGTAATCAAGGCAGGTAAAATGCGTTCAGGATTACTTTTACAAAAAGAGATAGACCTACCCATTGAAGAAGAGATTGAAGATAGGGATGCCTGGACCCTAATACCGGAAAATCTTATTGAGGCGTTGTCCTTTGTTGTTTTCTCAGCCGGTAGGGGGTTGGACTCTCCTATACTGTCTGGTATTCATGTAAGTTCTAAAGGATTTGTAGAAGCTTCCGATGGATACCGAATGGCTAGATATGCACTAAAAGGAGATTTGGAAGTGGAATCTTTTGTAATCCCTGCTTCTAACATCTCTAGTCTAATCAGACTGCCTAACATTACCCATATTGCTCAAGGGATAGGATGGATCCATTTCAAGACGGAAGAAGGGACGGAATTTTCCAGCCGTATATTTGAGGAATCATATCCTAATGCAACCTCTTGGTTGAAACTAGACGGTAAAAGGCTTGTATTACCTGAAACCATAGAAGAGGTACTGAATAGAGCCGTTATTTTATCCGCTCGTAAGACTGCCGCAGACGAAGAAGTATTATTTGAATTGGAAGGCGGTAAATTCAGAGTAGTATCTGAATGTGATGTAGCCTGGTTTGAGGAAGAGGTGGAAGCAGAATATGAAGGAAGTGGAGAATTTTCAATTAGAATAGCTCCCTCTTTCTTGAAGGATATTCTCAAGCGAACTACTTTATGCCTGATCGGAACTAACAAAATAAAATTTGTAGGAGAGGGCTGGGAATATGTATCACTATTGAAAGTATGATGCAAGGATTTTTTACAGCAAAAGAAACCGCTTCAGTTTCCCGTCCGGATGGTAAAGTTCGTTCCTGTGCTTCTTGTGGGCTTTACAAAAATGTAAACACCCCCAGGATGAAACCTTTTGGAAATTTCAAAAAGGGAATAATGAATATCGGAGAGGCTCCCGGAGAAGAAGAAGATGCTGCTGGAAAACCTTGGCAGGGTAAAACAGGAAAGTTACTTCAGCGGACCTATCGCAAATTGGGGATAGACCTGTTTGAAGATTGCATTAACATTAACGCCTGTCACTGTAGGCCGACTGATGCTAGAGGGGATAATCGAGCACCCACGAATGATGAGATTGAGAACTGCAGAAGAACTACGCTGCGGTATATTCATCAGTATAATCCTAAACTAGTTGTGCTGTTAGGTAACTCAGCGGTGACTAGTGTAATAGGTTCTAGATGGAAGAAGGAGTTAGGAGGCATCTCCAAATGGAGAGGTTGGCAGATACCTGATCAGGATTTAAATACGTGGATCTGTCCTACCTACCATCCTAGTTTCGTAGAGCGTTCAGATAGTGCTGATGTAGATTCCATATGGATAAGGGATTTGAGAGAGGCTTTCTCCCTTTTGGAAAAGCCTTTCCTCAAGCATAAAGAACCATATGTGGAATATCCTCCAGACTTAAGGGTTTTGGATCGAATCAAAGATGGAGTAATTTCCTTTGATTATGAGACTACTGGAAAGAAGCCCCATGCAAGAGGTCATAGAATCGTAGTAGCATCTGTAGCAGATTCCCCAGATCATTGCTATGTATTTCATTCTCCAAAAACTCCATTGGAATGGAAACCCTTCATCCGGTTACTATCTGATCCGAAGGTTGGAAAGATAGCCCAAAACATGAAGTTCGAACATATGTGGACTCAATCTAAATTGAGGGTAGAAGTTCAGAACTGGGTATGGGATACGATGATAGCAGCTCATATATTGGATAATAGATATGGGGTCACTGGTTTAAAATTCTTGGTTTATGTTCACTTTGGGATAGTAGACTATGATAGTGAGATAGCCCCTTATTTACGTTCCAATAACGAGAAAGATAGTAATGCAATTAATAGAATATATGAACTACTGCAAATGCCAGGGGGTTCTGAAAAGTTAATGTATTATTGTGCACTAGATTCGATATACGAATATCGTTTGGCTATGTTACAGCAAAGTGAAATCTTATTACCTTTCTAATCATGAAAGACAGATCAATTATTGAGTTATTAGAACTTCTGGACAAAAAAATTGATGGTCCATTGTTTTATTCGGGATTGTGTCTATTAATTAGACGTCTTCTATTACTTAATATAATAACATCATCTGAAGAAAGAGTTTTACATGACTATATAACAAAATATAAACCAGATGATGCATATAAGTATCAACCATATTGGTGGCCGATGGGAGAAAGAAAACTACGTCATGAATTTTTACAGAAACTAATAAAAAAAGAAGAACGATGGAAGAGACTCTTACAAGTGCTCAAATTTTGGTCCTCTTGGGGGCATTAGCACTCACGTTCTTTCTACTATGGTTAGTAGGAAGGCATAGTGCCGAACAAGTGCATAAAGTGTACGGAAGTGCTGTCTATTCAAGACTATGTATGTTTGCAGACTTTGTAAACAAATGTGGGATAACCCTTGAGAATTACAATAATATTGAATATGAATTGAAAATAATCAAGGGATTGAAAGAAATGTCTGATACTGTATTCAGTTGTAAAGTAGATGAAATAGTAAAAACATTTGAAAAACGATTTAAAGAATGGATACCCACGTCAGATCAGAAGAAGCCTACCGATTAATGCATGATGGAATTCTAGCCCTAGCACGAGCTGAAAGGCAGGGGATTCGAGTGGATATGGAATACGTTGAAAGAAAACGTATTCAACTCGCCCGTAGAATGCAACAGCTAGAAGATTCCTTTAAAGCCACCTCTCTATACCGCCATTGGGAACACTCTACCAAAGGCAAGGTTAATATCAATTCTGGAGTACAGTTGGGTAACTTCCTTTACGGAGTAAAGAAAATAGAACCAACTAGGTTTACTGATACCGGTAAGGGTTCCACAGATGAAGAAGCCTTGCAGGAACTAGCTATACCTGAATTGGAATTCCTTGTTAAGCGAAATAAGTATAAGAAAGCTCTTGATGTCCTGGAAGCCTTTGCTAGGGAACAGGTGGACGGGTATATTCACCCGTTCTTCAATCTACATTTAGTCCGCACTTTCCGCTCCTCTTCAGACAGCCCTAACTTTCAAAATATACCTAAACGTGATGCGGAAATGTATTCTATCTGTAGAAAGGCCCTGTTCCCTAGACCGGGGCATCAGCTTTTAGAGGTAGACTATGGACAGTTGGAAGTGCGGATTTCCTACTGCTACAACCGTGATCCAAAACTAGAATATGATATCATGCACGGGGATATGCACGCTGATATGGCCCGTGAGATATTCCTTCTGGATTCGTTGGATAAGTCTAGATCAGATCATAAAGTTCTACGACAGGCTGCAAAGAATGGATTCGTATTCCCGCAGTTTTATGGAGACTACTTTAAGAACTGTGCTACTAACATAGCTAATGGTTGGTGCAAACTTCCCAAAGGGAAATGGTCTAAAGGGATGGGAGTTACTTTCGAAGAAGGGAATATATCAGATCATCTTATATCCAAGGGTATTAAATCCTTTTCGGCTTTTGAAAATCATATTAAACGGATTGAGACGGACTTTTGGGAAAAGCGTTACCCGGATTATACCGCTTGGAAAGATCGTTGGTATGAGACTTATAAAAAGTACGGCTACATAGATATGTTTACCGGATTCCGATGCTGGGGTCCGATGAGTCGTAATGATAGTATTAACTACCCTGTTCAGGGGGCTGCTTTTCATTGTCTCCTTTGGTCGTTTATACAGCTAGACAAGTTACTCCTCAGCGAAGGATTACAAAGCCGTTTAATCGGTCAAATACATGACTCTATGATTTTGGATGTATTACCGGAGGAACTCGAATATCTCAAGGAGAAGATTCACAAGATTACTTGTGAGGACCTTCCTGCTACTTGGAAATGGATTATCATACCATTGGAAGTGGATATGGAAGTATATCCTGTAGACTCTCCGTGGATAGAGGAAAAGTAAATAAAAAATTATTTGTATAATATAGAAAAATAATTATGAGTTTAGCATTAAAATACCGCCCAGATGATCTAAACCTGATTAAAGGGAATAAAGACATTGTGGATACTTTGAAGGGTATGTTATCTAACCTAGAAACATGTCCTCATTCCTTTTTACTTCATGGTCAGACCGGATGTGGAAAGACTACCATTGCCCGCATCATAGCCAAGAGGCTTGGTTGTGAAGGAGAGGACCGGAGAGAGATTGATAGTGCCGATTTCAGAGGCATTGATACGATTCGGGACCTGCGAAAGAAGAGTCAGTATATGGCTACTTCATCTGCTAACCGGATTTGGATCATAGATGAGTGTCATAAACTTACTAACGATGCACAGAACGCTTTACTGAAGATATTGGAAGAACCCCCAAGTCATGTTTATTTTGTCTTATGCACGACTGAACCAAATAAGCTACTGGAGACTATAAAAGGGCGTTGTATCCAATTACAGGTAAAACCCTTGAACGATTCCCAAATGAAGGGAATGTTCAGAAAAATCCTAATGGCTGAAGGGATAGCCCTCGAAGATGAAATACAGGATCAGATCATTCAGGATAGTCTGGGATTACCTAGAAATGCAATTAACATTCTCGAACAGGTTATTAACGCCCCTGCAGAGCAGAGAATGGAAGTCGCTCGTCAGACTGCAGCTCAACAGGGGGAAGTTATAAACCTTTGTAGGGCTTTGATGGACAATAGCAATTGGAAGAAGGTGAAAACTATACTGGATTCCATACGAGATCAGGAACCTGAAAACATTCGTAGGATGGTTTTGGGTTATTGTCAGTCCACTCTACTTCGCAATGAACATGATCGGGCTGCAGCTATTATAGAAGCTTTCTGGGAGCCAACTTACAACATAGGATTCCCCGGAGTCGTATATGCTTGTTATTCAGTAGTAAAAGGATAAATATGACACGGATAGATTTACAACTTGAATATCGTTTCGATACCGGAGAATACCCTGAATCGGATGCTGACTATGCCGTTTGGCTTGAGGAACAACTACTATACATCCGCAATAGATTATCTATTGTTGACAATGATATACTAGTAGGAATGAAACGCTTTGATGCACGAATGGAAGATATAAAGCAAACAATAAAACTAACTACGAGAAGTAAGATATGAACTACGAAGAGGACATTAAAATTGACGAGACTGCTCTTGATGTAGAGTGGTTAGGACAACCAAAGCTGATGCTTCGATATGCTCAACACGCAGCGAAAATGCGAATGGAAACCGATATTGCCAAGGAAAAGCTTGACATTATGCGAGCTGAATTGGACAAGGAAGTACGTATGAACCCGGATTCCTTTGATATTGCAAAGATTACGGAGGCTACTGTTCTAGCAGCTATCATTTCAGATTCCCGTTATCAGAAAGCCAATAAGGCTTATCTTGAAGCCAAGTATGAATCTGATATAGCCCAGAGTGCTGTTCGGGCCTTTGATGCTCGTAAGGATGCTTTAGAGAACCTCGTCCGCTTACATGGACAGCAGTATTTTGCAGGACCTAAAATGCCCAGGGACCTTTCATTTGAAGTCCGGCAGGCAGAAAGCACCCGTTCAGCTAATTCCGCAATAAAAAGTAGAATGGCCCGTAAAACTAGGAGAGAAGATGACGACAATTGAGTGGATTGGAATAGGTATTATCTGTCTTGTGGTAATAGCTATAGTTGCAAGCTATATTCAGATACGAGTATGGACTTATTTCGGAGAGAAATTTCTGTTGAAAAGATCAAATAAACTTAAAAAAGAACACAATGAAGAAAACAAAAAGTAGATTTAGTGGAAAGGTCGGTAAGGATGTCGCCCGTCAGCAGCGAGAGGCTTCTTCATATGGATACCTTAACCTTCCCAAAGGAGTAAACGTATGGAGTGCCAAACCGGGCAGCCGCAACGTTCTATTTGACATCCTTCCTTATGAGGTTACGAGCAAAAAACACCCTGACCGCAATGAAGAGGAAGAAATAGCTGTTGAAGGTTCTCTGTGGTACAAATCTCCAATATGGACTCACCGTAAAGTTGGAGCTGGGAATGATACTGTTATATGCCCTCTTATGACAGCCAAGAAACCCTGTCCAATATGTGAATACCGGGTCAAGCTTCAGAAACAGGGAGCTGACAAGGAAGATATCAAAGCTCTCCGTCCTTCCAAGAGGAATCTGTATGTAGTAGTTCCACTCAATGACAGGGAAGAGGAAGCCGTTCCACATATCTTCGATATTGCAGATTATAACTTCCAGAAACTCCTCAATGAAGAGATTCAGACAGATGATAGCGTTCAGATATTCCCGGACCTTGAAGAAGGTTTGACCCTCAAAGTTCGCTTTGATTCTTCAACTGTTGGGGGTGGTAAGCCTTACGCAGAAGCAAGTCGTATAGACTTTGAAGAGAGGGAAGAAGCGTATGATGAGTCCATTCTGGAAGAAGTCCCAAAACTCGATGACGTTATAAATATTCTCCCCTATGATGAGCTTCAGGCGAAGTTCTTTGAGGTAGATACAGAAGAGGTTGGGGAAGATATTGAAGAAGAGGAAGAGGAAACCCCAAGGTCGAAGAGAGAAAAACGTCATACTGAAACACGTTCCAGTACTCCACGGAGGCGTAAGATTGAGGAAGAAGAGGAAGAGGAAGAAACCGAAGAGGAAACTG